GGGCATTTGGTTTCGATGCCATAGCCGTCACTTGTCCACCCATCCGGCGAGCATCCAAAAATGCCTTCGTCATCTTCCGGCACGGTGAACTTTGCCGGCGTCACGGTGAGCCCAGTTTCCATCTGGAACTCTAACAGAGCGCCCGCCTCATTGGCGTTGCCCCACTCGGTTGGGGGCGACCCCTTAAACTCCCGTTCCGCGCCTAGGGCGTCCCTCACTAGGGACCGCATTGCGTCGTCGCGGGTCATCCAGGGATTGTTACCGAGAATTGCGCCGCAAATGCTGGCAGTGATGCGCTTGGACCGGAGCGGGTCGGTTAGGTGGTTGTAGGGTTCACTCGTCATCGTCAATTTCCATGTATCCAGCCACGTTGCAGAGGCTTTCGATGAACTCGTAAGCCGCCTCAATCACGCGGTCGCTTTGATAGACAGTCTCCGCACAAGTGATTGCTTGCTTGACGATGAAGGCATCCACAAGGGCCAGAACGGCTTCGGCTTTTTCCATGTCGGTCATTGCTTGGTCTCCTGCCACAATACGACGCCATCTACCGTTTCAACGCGCCTCGTTCCGGGGTTTGGGACGGCATGATCCGCCGCCTCCAATTCTGGTGGCTTCTTGCCATGGAACTGGACCGGATAGAACATATCGTCCCTGAAAAACAGAGCCACGATGCCAGTCAATTCTTCCATCACTCATCCCCTTCCATGGCTACGCGGGCGTCCGAGATATAGTCAGCCCAAGAGAGCGGATTTTCTTGCTCAAGCGCATAGGTGACGTTTTCCAGACGGATGCGGAGACGCTCATTTTCTTCGGTCAAAATAGCGTTCATGCTTAACTCACTGTCGAGTGAATTTGATGCCGCCCATTCCTGTCGCGACTTTTCCCGCAATCTGCGAAGCTCATCGGCCTCGCCGATCATGATTGTTTTGGCGGCACCTTGGACGCGAGCGACAATCCCCCGCAACCGCTCGATTTCATCGGCGGCTTCCTTGGCGTCATATCCAATGTCATCATTGGGCCATGACCGCAACCGCTCAACAATATCACCCACGTTCCATCTCCTTCACTGGCCATTTAGGATACCGAAAGTCCCTCGGCTCCGTGCACGAAACCCCTTCTTTCCCACACCATCCGCACATATCGGCGTGCCATGTGGCAGCATGGCCATCCGGCATCCGACCGTGCTTTTTGCCGCACGCGGAGCAAATCCAGGCGGGGTAGTTAACCACGATCCATCCCCCGCGCCGCCCAAATCAACTCGCGGTCAATATCGACCATCGCCATCAGGTTGGCGGCATCCTCTGCCGCTTCGATATCACCTGCGTAGATCGAGCGGTAGAGGGATAGGCGGAGTTCGTTGATTCGGGTGTCGGCATCGTCTGGCTTGGCCAATTCTTCCTCCGCCTCGGCGTATCCGTTGCCGCGCGCTTCATCTATAGCGTCGTCGATATCATCCATTAGCCCTTCCGCATCACGGATAGCGAAGCGGATTTCTCGGCCTTCGCGCTCAATCGTATACTCGTCTTTCGGGTCCATCCCTCTTCTCCTAAATCCGAATCGGCATCACAATCCCAATGAAATCGGTATCGTCAACGGGATCAAATCGCAGCGGATCATTCGGCGTATTCTGCGAAATCCGGACATCACCAGTTCCAACAGCTTCGAGCATGGCCACGAGATAATCGGCATTGATGCCCACCTCGCCATCGCCGTCAAATTGCGCGGGCAATTCACCCTCGCCCTCGCAGCCGTCAGTGCCTTCGATTTTGGCGCACAGAACCCCGTCCGCGCGAATAAGGCGCAGCTTGCGGGTTTGAGCGTTAGAGGCGATCCGCGCGCGCTTGACGGCCGCCAGAAGCCCATCCGCGTTGACCTGGATTGCATCACCGACGTCGGGGATTACACGGCGATAGTCAGGATATGTGCCGTCGATCAGCTTGCCGGTGATCACGATATTGTCCGCACTGGCGCGAAGCCTGCCGCCGTCCCATGCCAGAGAAACGCGATCCGACGATATTCCGGCGATGACCTTTGCCAGCGGGGTGGCGACGATGACGTCCGGGGCGTCATCCGGCCATGCGTGATCAGACACGATGGACGCCGCCTTGTGACCATCCGTGGCCACAAACCGGACACTACCCGCTTCGTTGTTCAGGAACACGCCCCCCAGATAATACCTTGTGGCATCGGTGCTTGCGGTCCACATCGTCCGGTTGATGTATTCGGAAAGGGCGCTGGTCGCAAAATCCACGGGCGCGCAAAGCTGGATTGTCGGCATTTCCGGAAAATCATCAACCGGCAACGCGGGCAACGCCCACCGCGATCGACCGGCTTTGACGGTCAGAATATTGCCATCGAGCGATAACGACAAATCACCAGATGCCGCGCCAGCCATGGCCGCAAGGCGCTTGGCGTCAACGCATGCCGACCACGATGGCCCTTCCGCCTCGATTGTCTGGCGATACTCGATGTCTAGATTTGTGGTCGTGATCGCCAGACTACCACCCGACGCCACCAGTCGGACCATCGACAGAATGGGAATGGTGTTTCGCGTCTCGACGATTGAGCTTGCCGCTTTGAGCGCGGTCGCCAGTGTCGTCGCGGGGATGATTGTTGCCTTTTTGGCGGGGGCTTTTGCCATGCTTGTTCTCCATCTAAAAATCAGGACCGACCGAAGCCGGCCCTGATGGTTTTTCATTTTTCGACGAGGGTGTCAATCAAAATGGCACGTCATCATCAAGATCATTGGCAAATGATGGCTTCGATGTCGCCCCCTTTGTGGGAACGGCAACCTCAACGATTTCCTTCTGCCCCTTGGCCCAATAGTCCGCGTACCAGTTGAATGGCTCCTTGTCGTCCTCCTTGGGAACCATCTTCATGACCTGGACAATCACCTGCTTGCCGGTGAATGCCAGCGCGATGTCATCGCCGCCGGGAACACCATCCTTGCGGGCCAACTTGCCGCCGCAAGCGCCGTCCAGCTTGATGAAACGCTTGAGGTCATTGGCGCGCTTCTTTTCCTTGTCGGCCGCGTGCGGATTGTCATCGTATACCCAAAAGCGCGGGAAAAGCTTGCGCTTGGCATATGCCGCCGGCTTGATGATTTCGAGTGTCGCGAAGGCGTATCGGTCGCCATCCTTTTCACCGATACCAGCCTCGGTCACGAGCGCCAGCACCTTTGTCTTGTCAGGCAAAGGCTCAAATCCCTCACCAGTCGGAAGATCGGCCTCATAGTCGATCTTCTGGCGGACATCTTCCCCGCCACTATTCCAAAAGCTACTCATTGGGTATTCTCCTGCTTGTTATTCCGTGGATCGTCAAACCGCCTTTACCAATTCAAGCGCCTGCGCCTCGGTAAATCCCTCCGCAACATAGGCCAGAAAGATCGTGCGCCGTGACGCGGCGATATGGCTGGCCGCTAGTGCGGCTTCCTGCCAGACGCGGACTAGGTTGGCCATGCCTTCCGTGATGCTCTCGGACGGCGGCGGGGTGCGGAAGTTGTCGGTCATGTCTCATCATCCCCCACGTCGCTCACATCCGGCGCATCCTCCGGTTCGGGCTTGGGCTTACGACGCCCCTTCACCTCCGGTTCCGGCCACAGATACGGGGCAAGGGGGTTGCTGCCTTCGGGGAAATCGAGTGGTTCGGTGATGCCGAATCCATTCTTCGTGACCGAGCTTGCGGTGGTGTGGCACACGATTTCACGATCACCGTTGCTGATAACCTTCTTGCGCTCTTCCTCGCCACCGCGCAGGGCGGCCTGTAGCCGGATATGCGCCACCAGGTCCACATTGTTGACATAGTGGCCGATGCTGTCGGCATTCTTCGCTTGCGTCAGGCGCAGACTGTAGCGTTGATAATCATCAACATCAGGCAGCTTCATGGTCTCAAGATCGGCATGGACGATAAAGATGATCGCCATGCCCTTTCGCTCATTCAGCAAGCCAGCGGCCTTGCGGACACGGCCATGTGCCGCCGCAACCGACCCATAACCAGCCCCGAAGCCGCCATGCGCCGTGGCCAGGCTCGACGCCGCGTTGCCATTCTTGCCGCCCTTCTCGATGGCGTCCGCCACAAACAATGCATCCGCCGCCGAAGCGCTGTCGAAAATCAGATCGGTGAAATCATGCTCGTTTTGAAGCAGCCACAAAAGCTGATCGAAAACATCCTTGGCGTTTCGGCACGCCGGGAATGCGTTCGGGGTTTCGATCAAGCGCGACTGGCGATGGACGCCATCCTCGGCACGGATCACGATAGGATTGCGCGCAATGGCGCTGGCGAGGCTGTTCTTGCCCGTACCGGCATCACCAAAGATCGTGATGATCGGGGGGCGGGGCCGGGGCTTCTCGATGATAAATTCAGTCATTCACCTTCTCCATTAAAAAACAAGTGACGGCATTGGAAATCATTCGCAGGCAGCAATGTAACGCTTATCCCGGAACCCGCTTGACACGTAGGCCCATGGCCCTCCGCTGATTTCCCTCCGGCGCTGCCGCCTGTCGCAGTTTGGAAAGTCCGGGGGCGTATTATTGTCCCGCGACCCACTCCTGGTAGATTTCCAGGATCGCGCGTTGATTGTGGTCAAGGCTGCCATAGTGGTCTTCGAATTTTTCCACGAGCGTAGGCTCCGACTTGATCAGACCGAGGGATCGTAGCATGTCGATGATGTCCTCGCGGGCGGTGGTGTCGCGATCAAGATACGTGTTCCAAAGCGCCACCGCCTCAGCCTCGGTCATCTTGGCGATGGTGACGCGATCATTCAAATCATCCATCAATTCCCCCACGGTTTCGAAGCCCGGCAAGTCGCCGGTGCGGATTTCATCAATGGCGGCATCGGTGCCCGCGCCGCGCTTGTATCCGATGATGTCACCCTCCCAGCCGGTACGGGTCCATCGCAGGCTAGTTCCTGAAGTCGCGCACGAGCTGCCATCCCGGAACAAAACATCGGTCACACCTTCCGGCGCAGCATCGCCGCCACCCCAAGGAATGAAGCCCGCGTCAATGGCCTTGTATGCCCAATGATCGGCGGGCAGGCGGATGGCGGTGATGGCTCCGGGGGATGCGTAGCATTTTTTCCACATCGGACCGCCGGAGTACCAAGTATTCTCGCCCCACCGGCCGATAACCTTCTCATCCTTGCCCAACCAATCGGGCATTCCATCGACTGCGATTTCAGGGCCATACTCAACGTTGTCAGTCATGATAATCTCCATTTTTCAGAGGATAGCCGACGCCAGTAGGCAAAATGCCGTGGCGATGGCGGTTGCGGCGATGTAGGTGTTGATGCGGATGATGGTCATGCGACGGTGACCGAAAACATCGGATCATCACGAAGGCCAAGGCGGACTTCAGCCCGCATGAACGCAAGGATTTTGGAAATCTCGGCATCAGCCGCGTTGTATGCGGTCGCGTCCCACGCCGAGATCGCGGCTTCGCGCTTGGCATAAAGTTCTGACAACTTCCACTCCATCTCAAATCTCCATCTTCTCTCTCTACGCCCCATCATTCCCATGGATCGCGGGGTGCGTCAAGCGGGTTTTGGAATTATTTTTGGGGCGGTTGCGGCGATTTTATTTTTACACTATGGGGTAAGTCGATATTTACACAGGAGGGGTAATGCCCAGCATAGAAGAATTGAGAGCTCGGCTATCGCAGGTTTGCATAGCGCGAGCCGCCAGAGTTACCGGCCTGCACTATAATACCGTTTACCGGATCGCAAAAGGAACCAAGAAAAATCCATCATACGAGACGATCAGGAAACTTTCGGACTATCTGGGGAATGCCAAATGAGTAAATACGATTGGAAGGCCATCAAGGCCAAGGTCGATATTCTTGAAGTCGTGCTGAAAGTCGTTCCGCTAAAGCGCAGTGGCAACATTTATAAAGGCAATTGCCCCATACACAACGAAAACAGCCCTAGCTTTGTTGTTTACGATGATGGGTATCATTGCTTCGGTTGCGGAGCGCATGGGGATGCTATTGACTTTATCGTGGCTATGGATGGATGCTCAAAGGCTGAGGCCATCGAGCGGCTTGGCGCGAATGATTTTGCGCTAACCGGGCCTGAAAAACGGATCATTGAAGATCGCGACCGATCACGGGCCGAGGAGCGCAAGACGGCGACCGCCATGGCCGCAAGACGATGGGATGCCGCGCAACCCGCAACCGAAGATCATCCATATCTGGATCGCAAAATGGTCCTGCCACACATGGCCCGCATTGACGGCAAATCCCTTTTGCTGCCGGTCTATGACCGCGATGGTGAGATCATGTCAGTGCAGAGCATTGACCGCGATGGCGGCAAGCTGTTCCAATGGGGCGAATACCTTAAAGACGGTGACGGCAATTTCGTGCTGGATCATAACGGCAAGAAAATGCGTGGTTCCGGAGCGCCGACAAAGGGCGGCAGGCTTAATTTCGGCATATGCATCGGCCGCACGATTGTCTGCGAGGGCTTTGCCACGGGTGCCAGCATTTATGAGGCCGTGCCTGATCGCGTCGCCGTAGGGTTTTCCAAGTCTGGCGTCAAGGATTTGGTTCGCGAACTGCATGGCAACGGGCAGGAAGTGGTGATTGCCAGTGACCGCAACGCCCTGCCTGAAATGCTCGCCTTGGGCAAGGAATTGGGCATTGCCGTGTTTGCTCCGGCAGAGCCATACGATGACTTCAACGACATGGCTGTTGCTATGTATGAGCACGATGCAACCGAGGATGAAGTCAGTGAGGCGATCAAGGCCATTTTGAATGGGCCTCCACTTCTTTCCGCCGATATCAAGGCCAAAACCGAGGCCCCAACGCCTGCTAACGATGAAACCGGGCC